CGCTCAAGGATATGCACGCGAAGTTCGAGACTGATCGGAAGTCTTCGTGGGTGTATTCCTGTGACCCCAAGAGCGGGCAGGTTGTCCCTGGTGAGGCTACGTTGGTGACGAAGTTTGCTAAGGACGTGGTGTATCGGGTGACGTTCACCGATGGAACAAGCGTGCGGGCGAATGCTGACCACGAGTTTCTATGCCGCGATGGTGTGAAGCGAAAGGTTAAGGATCTGAAGGTTGGCTCACCGCTGATGCCGTTCTTCACTGCCAATCGGCAGATGAAGGGCCAGAGGTTGCATGCGGGGTATGAGCGAGTCTACCTCCCCGGCCCAATGAAGTACGCGTATACCCATCGTGTGGTTGGGCGTTTCTTGAATGGCGGGGTCGATCCCGTGACGTGGGACGGGGATCGGGCGGTGCTGCATCACGTCGATTTCAACTGCAAGAACAACTCCCCTGGCAATTTCCGGTGGATGGGTTGGGCTGCCCATCGGGCACTTCACGCAAGCGTACCGCGTTCGGACGCATGGCGTGCGCGGATGTCGGCAATGGGGCATCAGCGTGCTACCGACCCGTCCAGTCCGCTGCGCGTAGGTCATCTTCGTTATATGCGAAGTGCGCGTGGTCGCGCCTTGTCTGTTTCTAACCTGTCGAAGTGGGAGGCACCACCGGGCGTGCTCAAGCAGCGTGCCGCACACGGTTCTGCGGTTCGGGGGGCTGATCCGAAACAACGTGCATTGGCGTCGAAACGCTGCCGGGCGAGAAGCGCAGGTAATACTTGGGGATCTCGTTCGTCTCGGGTGCGTCGGGATGTGACGGTGGACGGGCTGTATGAAGCGTTTGATGGGGTGCGGCATCTGGGTGAGGTGTACGCACGTCTGCGAGTTTCACGCAATGCAGTGGTTCGTATCCTCGCTACCGAAGGGCTGACGCTGTCGGATCTGAAGCGCGGGTACCGTAACCACAAGGTGGCGTCGATTGTCGAGGACGGTTTCGAGCATGTGTATTGCTTGACCGTTCCGGCGTGGGGAAACTTTGCGGTTGTGACGGATGCAGAGAAGCGCCGGGGAGTCTTCTCCGGAAATACCGGCGCGATTGGTACTGGCAAATCGACCATCGCGTGCGCTGGCATGGCGTACAAAGCCTATCTGTTGTCATGCCTGCGTGACCCATCCCGGTATTACGGCCTGCTGTCCGATTCGCTCATCGTGTTCGGCATCTATTCGATCACCAAGCGTCAGGTGAACGACACCGGATACCATAAGCTGAAGGCGTTCATTGATGCGAGCCCGTATTTTCTCCGGGACTTCCCCCGGCAGATGAATCTCGACTCCAAGATCATGTTCACGCGGTCGAAGTTGCAGGTCATCCCTGGATGTGTGGCCCGTGGGACGCTGGTGGCGACACCCTGGGGGGCCGTGCCAATTGAAGAGTTGGGTCAGAAGCCCGTGGTCCTGTCTTTGGTGGAGGGTGCCGTGGTGGCGGTCCCCTGTTCGGTCGTTAAGTCGCCGGTTCGGGCACCGTGTCTGGCGATTTCTACTACGTCTGGCGCGGCTGTGGTGGTATCGTGCCGACACAAAGTCGCCGTTGTGCGCGGAGCCTCCTGTGTCTTCATCCCAGCCGAAGACCTCGTTGTCGGTGATCTCGTGCAAGGACTGCGGAAAGTCGCAGCCAGTGAGCGCGTATTACGTGAGCAACCCGCGTTCGTGCAAAACGTGTATTCGGAAGAAAACCAACGCGCAGTATCATCGGACCAAGACGTGCCAGGACCGGAAGCCCGCGCATCCGTTGGACCAGATGAAGCGGTGCCCGAAGTGCCAGATGGTGAAGCCCCCCGAGGCGTTCCCCGCACGGGAGTTCCGTACGGCCAGTGGTCAGACACAGACGCGGTTGCGTTCTTGGTGCAGGCACTGCGAGTCCCTGGGGTATCAGACCTACTACCGCCGGAACACGGCGCAGATACGGGCGAAGGCGAAAGTGTACAATTCGATGCCGATGCGGCAAAGAGCGATGAAGACACGCTGGAAAGTGTACTACGTGGCGAAACGCTCCGAGATTCTGGCGAGGTTGTCATCGCCCGACGCGCTTTTACGTCAGCGGCAGCAGCGAAAAGTTCGCAGAGCGAAAGACCCGGTGAAGGCTGCCGCGCAAGACGCACGGAACCGTGCGATGAGCCGGAAGTGGTCAGCCGCGAACCCCGAGAAGGTGCGGGCCTCCGCTCGCCGCTTTGCGCAGACTCCGTTGGGCCGGAGGATTCGTCGCTTGGCGGAACAGCGGCGGGAGGCACGGAAGCGTGCGTTACCGGCTACGCTTACGCAATCGGACATCGACTCAGCACGGGCGTTCTTTGGCGAAAGGTGTTGTTTCTGTGGGGCAAACCTGTTGACCCTCGGGTGTACTCTGGACCATTTGCAACCGTTGACACGGGGCGGTGGTACAGTGCAGGGGAATATCGTGCCCGCATGTCGGAGTTGCAATTCGTCCAAGAACAATCAGACGTGGGAGGAGTTCTGCGCGACGCGGCTACGCCGTCGCCACGGGGTGAAGATCGCCAAAGCGGCGGTGCGGAAGATCCAGAAGTTCATGTTGAGCGCATCGTCAGTCTCCGTCCGCTCGGGGAGCGGGAAACATTCGACTTAGTGGATGTGGGTCCGTCGCATTCGTACTTCGCGGATGGGGTGCTGGTATCAAACAGCCAGTCCCTTCATAGCATAGGTTTGGATCTGTTCAGCTTCCTGCTCGACGAAGTGAACTTCATGAAGGCGAAGTTCGACACCGAGACACAGCAGATGAGTGGCCAAGCCTACGAGTTGTACAATTCGACCCACGCTCGTTTGATGTCGCGCTTCATGCGCCCTGGCGGGTTCCTGCCGGGCATGATGTTCCTGGTGTCGTCGCGTGGCTCGAAGACCGCTTTCTTGGAGGAGCGCATCAAGCAGTCGAGTGGGCGGGAGTCCACCTACGTTTCTGATTATCCACTCTGGGAGGTGAAGCCCAAGAGCCGCTACATTATGCCGTGGTTCAACGTGGAGGTGGGGGATAAGCTCGCATCCTCTCGGCTGCTTGCGGCTGGCGTGCAGCAACGGCCTGGGTCATTCGTGGTGTCCATCCCTGGTGAGTTTCGTCGGAGCTTCGAGGAGGACATCGACCGAGCTTTGCGCGATCTCGCTGGTGTGGCGACATACAATCTGTCTCCGCTCATTCGTGATCGGGAGTCGGTGATGGAGGCTGTGAAGCCATGGTTGACCAACCCGATCACCAAGCTGCATGTCACGGCGAACCTGAACGATCAAGTGCAGTTGAGCGACTACTTCGACATGAAGGCCGCCTGCCGGGTGGAGAACTCGAAATGGGTACCCAAGCTGAACCCTGGGTCGCCGCGCTGCATCCACATCGACCAATCCCTCCGGCGTGACTTCGCAGGGTTTGCCATGTCACATCTAGGGGGCACGCGGAAGACCAATCGCTACGATCCTCTGGATGGGTTGACGCATACCATCAATGCGCCTGTGGTGTTCACGGATCTCATGCTCCAGATCATCCCCCCGACTGGATCGGAGATCGACCTCTCGAAGATCCGCGAGTTCGTGGTGTTCCTCAGTCGGGTCTATAACATCGTGATGATTACGTTCGACGGGTTCCAGTCGGCTGACTCGCGGCAGTTGTTGGAGAAGGCCGGGTATCCTGCGGGGATGCTGTCGGTGGATCGCACCGATAACCCGTACATGACGCTTCGCAACGCGCTGTTCGAGCGGCGTCTGTACTACCCCGACTTCGCCCCGGTGCGTGACGAATTGCTGGATCTCCAGCATGATAGCGACCGGGGGAAGGTCGATCACCCGCAGATCGCGTCCAATGGCGGTCCTGGGCGCAAGGACGTGGCGGACGCGCTCTGCGGCTCCGTCTTCACGGCGCTGACCCACGAAGACTGCAAGCATTACGCCAGTTCGGTCATCATCCCCGAGGACTACGAAACGAATATCGTGCGTGACATTCCTGCTGTGGGGTCTGTGGTTCCGGATGCTCGTGGGGATGTTCACCTGTCGGACCCCGCGCCCGTGAACCGGGTTCGGCAGGTGTGGGGCGACTTGTCCAAGAACGTCCGCCAATGACGTTATGTCAATGCTGCCCATTGGCGGCCCACCCTTTCATGCTAAGGTCCGACTATGCCCGCCACTGAAAAGCCCCCGCAGCCGTTTTCGACGCGTCTGGTGTCGAGCCTGTTTCGCGCCCTCGGCCTGTATAACCAGCAAGATCACGCGAGTTCCAACTTCGCGGATCTCGACGACGAGGATGAGGGTGGTCAAACCGCAGGGGCGTCTTCGTGGTATGATTCGTGGAGGAAGGACACCTACACCCCAATCGCTGATCGCAAAGAGCGGTATCGCACGTTCGATGACATGGACTACGGGCTGGTGTCGAGCATCCTCGATATTTATGCGGAGGAGGTGACGCAGCAGGATTATCAGAAAGAGCGGTCAGTCTGGGTCGAGTCTCCCAATGCGGAACTGGTCAAGGAGTCGGAGGTCTGTTTCCGCAACCTCCAGATGGAAGACGCGATTTACAGCATCACGCGGGAAATGTGCAAGTACGGCGACCATTTCCGGCACATCCAGTATGCGACCGGTAAGGGTGTGGTCGGGTGGATGGCGATGAACCCTGGGAAGATGGAGCGGTTTGATGACCGCTACGGTCGTCTGGTCGGGTTCGGCCTGGAGGGTGCGAAGTTCCGCAAGGACACGTCCAAGGTTTCATACCCGTTCGAGTTCATCCATTTCCGGTTGCTGCAAGGGAAGGCCGCAGGGCAGTACGGCATGGGCATCCTTGACCCGCTGTTCACTCCGTGGCGTCAGCTTTGCGTGGCCGCTGGGACGAAGGTGTGGACCTCTGAAGGCCCCGTCTCCGTGGAAGACTTGGCAGTGGGTATGAAGACGTACGCCCATGACCCCTTCACACAAGAGACGTGTGAAACCCCCGTGGTTGCGGTCCTGAAGATGGGGGTGCAGAAGTTGCTTCGGCTACGGACGGCACATCGGCAAATCACGGTGACGGAAGATCACGGCATGCTGGTGCGGGAGGCGTCTGGTCGATTCTTGTATAAGAAGGCCAAGGACATCGTGGCCGCAGCTTCGCGGGCGGAGTGGCCTGCGTATGTGGAGCGTGACGCCTTGGTCCTTCCTCGGGTGCTGGACGGTGCGGCAGTGTACCCCGTTCGGCTCGCGGAAGAGGACTTCTCGGTGTTCCCGTTGGAGTCCGTGCCTATCCCTGTTGGCATTATGGGTGCGTTGCGAGAGGTGGCATGGGGTGACAGTCGCACACGCGCCGTACCGAATGCTCATGGTTTCCTGCGTGGGGGTCGGGGGGTGAGTCTTGCCGACTACCGGCGTATGCAGAGCGCGGGGGTGGATACACCGCCCGTGGAGCTTCGTGCGCGGCACGGGAAGATCCCCGTGACCTGCGTAGACATCGACACATTGACGTTCGCTGCTGACAAGCGGTTCGCCCGGTTCCTTGGGTTCATGCTCGGGGACGGGTGGACAACTCCTGGTGGTATCGGTTTCGCATTGGGTGTCGATGCCAAGCAGAATGAATACTACTGCGATCTGGCGGAGGAGTTGTTCGGGGTTCGTCCGTACGTTTCACAGGAAGCCCGCCCCGGCGTTAGCGGTGCAAGCGTTAGGATAGACCTGCTTGCGGCTCGCCGTATTCTGGAAGCGGCAGGGTTCATTACCGGGTTCGCCAAGAAGGTTATTCCGGGCTGGGTGTTTGGTATGTCCCTGGAGTTCCGCCGTGAACTTCTGATTGGGTTGTTCGAGGCAGACGGCGGTTGGCAGAATAATGGCTGGCGTCTGTCGCTTGCGAACGAAGCCCTTGTGTATGGCGCGTGGGCGCTGGCTCAAGCTGCCGGGTACAAGGTTAGCCGAGAGATCGCGCCCATTGATCGTCCTGGAAAGCAGCGGGCGTATCGCTTCTACGCAAGCGCAGTCCCTTCTGACGATGCAGTGGTCTTCGAGGGCGTCACTCATTGCGATGCAGTGGGTGAAGGTGAAACGTACGATCTGACTGTTGCAGACCAATTGCACAACTTCGTGGCCAACGGAGTGGTGTCTCACAACACGCTGGCCGAGGACGCCATCCTGCTGTACACGCTGCGCCGGGCCGCCACGCGCAACATGATCCTGGTGGACACCAATG